GCATCGTTGGGGCTGACTTTGCGAATATCGTCGAGTTGCCGTTTGTACTTCTTCAGCGAGTCTGCGCGCTTTTGCTCATTCGTCCAGGAGGACTCGGTCAGGGCATCAACTTTACCCATCGCCGTGACAGCATCCCGCTGAGCTTTGGCCTGCTCACCTTCCCACTTGGCGATGTCCTCCGCCGCGGCTTTCTGATCCTCCAGCATGTTGAGCTGGTTACTGTAGAGCTCAACCATTTCCTTCTGGTTCTGGAACACCCCGACATTCCCTGACTGGGCCTGCTCCAGGTTGCGCCGGGCTTGGTCGATGTCAGCATCGATATCGGGACGACCCAGGTTCTTCAGGCTATCCGCAGCCCGTACTACCGCGTTGTATCCCTTCTCCCAGAAGCTCAGGTTCTCCAGGATTCTCGGGGTGCGCTCGTTTATAGCGTCGGCGTACTGCTCGGTTGCCAGCTTCACCGCGCCGGCATGATCACCCTGTTTCTCGAGCGCAATGATCTGCGAATAAACCGAGGCCGTCAGGTAGTGGTATTGCTCGTTGAGCGCGGCCGAGGCCTTCACCGGCTCATCGGCGATCTTTTCGAACTCGGCTACCGTCTCCTTGATGGCCTTGCCGGTGGCCTCCCGCATCGAAACAGCAGCTTGAGTAATACCCAGAAAGCTTTCGCCAGCGATCTTCCCGTTGCCCGCCAGTAGGGCCAGAACCTCAGCAGCCTGCCCAGTCGTGCCGACGATTGCGCCAACCTGGCGAGCCATACCTCCAAGCTGCCCAGCACTAACCCCGGCGTAGTTGCCGGTCGCAATCAGCGACTCGCTGTACTCATCCTGCTCTTTGGTACCCTTGTAGTAGGCCACGCCGAGCGCGCCGACGGCTGCTGTAGCAAGAGCGATAGGAGCCAAGATGCCGAGCAGACCGGCAGCCGAAGCACCGGCACCTGCGCCGAGCTGAGCAACAGCGCGTACACCGCTCCCCCAGTCACCAGAGGACAGCGCATTCCCCAACTGGACGACGTTTTCCTGGGCTTGGCGGGTGCCAAGACGCAGCTTGTCGAATCCGGTGGCGGTCTTCTCGAGCTTCGCGTAGTCCTTGTCGATCTTGCTCAGCGATGAATTGAACTCATCCTGACTGATCCGGCCGGCGTCCAGATGTCTGCCCAGATCCTCGACTTGCTTGTCCAGCTTCGCCAGTGCGGCGCGGGCCGGATCAATAGCGCCCAAAAGGCTGTTCAGCGCCTTCTGCTCATCCATGGTGGACTTGGCGAGGGCAACCTGCTGCTTGTCGAGCTGGGCGGTGATCTTGGTGAACTCAGCCTCGCCATAGGCGCCGGTCTTGGTCAGTTTGGCGAGAGCGTCTCTTTGCTTTGCTAAGTCCTGGGTGGTTTTGGCGCCGGTGGATAGCGACTTCTCCAGGGCCTGCATTTCGTTCATCAGCGAAACAGCGGACTGCTCGGCGCGGCCTCCGGCCTTCGCCATTTCATCCAGGCTTGTCCTGGCCTGGATTGCATCGGCCGAGTCGATCTTGACGCCGAGTTCTGCAATATTCATCGACTCACCTTGAATAAGTGCCCGTTCTCACGGGCGGTTATCGCGTAACTCAGCCATTACGGCGATCGCTTCCGACTCCATAACACGGATGTCCTGGAAGACTGTCGGCCGATCCTTTGCAGGCACGCCGATAAGGCGCATCACGCTGGGCAGCACGGCATAATCAAGTCCGGTAGCGCCGCACGCGCCGGTGCGCCACTGCGTTCCCATGGCATCCATCACGAGGAATGACGGCCAGGCGTCCGGCCAGACTTCGAATGTCTCGTCATAGTCTTCAGGGGAAAATCCGAATACCGCCAATTGCTCGGCGGTTGCGGCTGGCTCGTAGAGCGCCCGGGCGGCGGCCGTCAGTTTCCCAGGCGAGCCTTACCGAAGGCATCGCTGTAGGCCTTCACCACGGCATCAGAAACACCCACGCAGCTCTTCACCAGGGCAGTGATGGATTCATCGTTGAGCTTGTCGCCGAAGCCCCAGGAAACGACTAGATCCCGGATTTGATCGACACCCTGCTCAACTTCCGCTGCCGTAATCTCAGAAATGGTTGGTTCAGTTCCATTGAACCGATCATTGAGAGCTTCAGCCTTTGCCTTCCAGGTATCGAACAGTTCAGCCAAGGCGGTGCGGTCGCGATAGCGGAAGGTAAACGGCACCATGGCCGGCTTGCCGCCGACCTGGGGAATTGCTACGTCGACCGTGAAGGTCGGCTTCGGCGCGATTGAAAACTTTGCCATGAGGCCTCCTTAGGTGTTGTAGCGAGTTGGACGGGACGCGAACGACAGGGTGATGGTTCGGGTCATGATGTTGTTTCGGCTCAGCGTCGGCGTCGCAGTGATCGACACGTAGGCGTAGTAGAGGATGGTCGAGCCAGACGGGAGATTTGCCCGAATCAGCCGCGGCTCCTTGTCTTCATCCGCAGCCTCAACGACCGCAACGAACGGTTGATTGGGATCATCTGCCACCGGCAGCGTCATGCTGCTGGCCGATTTGGTGGTCGGGAGTTGACGGTCGTCGTCATCCTCCAGGAAGCCGTAGGTCAGGAATTGCTGTTCACCACCGTTGGCGGCCGGCTCAGTGATCTGGGAAATTTGAATAAAACTGGACGCAGCTCGGACAGAGCCGGCGCCAGAACCAGCCGGGAAACTCTTGACGCTGGTAGTGTTGATCCCTTCCGCCGCGAAGTCGCCGACATCGGAGTCAATGACCCGAGCCGGACGGCCGTTGAGTTTCGCCCAGCCCGAGTCAACGACGATGATATCGCCATCGGCCAGGCCATGGGCCGCTGCGGTCAAGACGGCCGGATTGGCGTTGGAAATTGCAGTGAACGGCTTCGCAGCGCTCATGATGCTGGCGATTTCGAAGGTAGTGCCGTTGGGAATCGAGACGCTCATGGGTTTTCCTCTGTACAGAAATGACAAAACCCGCTCGATGGCGGGTTTCTGGGTTGCCCAACGGGCGGATTAAGTAGTGTCGGCTCGGTACTGGAACGACACGGGCAAGGCGAATGCCGTGTCTTCAGTTTGCTCGGGGCCTGGCTCAACTGGGGTCATGATCAAGGCTGTGAGGCCGTTGCGAATCAATCGGTCGTTGATGGGGTATACCGCTGCAAGTTCGTCGGCGATTGTCTCGGCGCCCGAGGGGCCATTGCCGGCTGGCGTCACGATTGTGATTTGAAACACGCCGGTGTACAGCCGGTGGGCACCGGCCAGGTCGTTGCTGTCGGTACCGGCTGGCAGGAGAAACGCTCGCAGATACGTCTCGTCGTCGACTGGTGTGAACGCCACGTTCTGGTACGCAATGCGCAACGCAGGCGTTCGAGCGCTCGCCCAGGCGCCCAGGCGCGACTCCAGCAGTGAGCGAATGATCTTGTGGCTCATACCTGGTTGTTCCTGATGGCCTCCAGCACGATCTGCTGGAAGCGGGCCACGGTTACCCGAACCATGCCGCCGGGCGCCTGGGTAGAATGACCGAATTCCAATGGAATCGCGTAGGGCAAATTGTTGACGATATAGGCCATCTGGCCGGCGGTGAAATCAATCATCGCAGCCACGAGCGCGGCAGTGGTTTCGGCGCCGCTTGGGTCTACCTCGTCGAAGGTGACGCTCTCGACGACGCCCAGCGATATGTGCCAGTTCGCCCGGAACCGGCCGCCGGCGTAGCCTTCCGGCGCGATGATATCCATCCCGTCGTTGAGCTTGCGGCCTTTCTTGAGCCTGCCGCTCTTCGTGAGGTTTTCCGGATCGCTACGCAACGCGCTGTTGTGATCGTCAACGGCCTTGTTGTACTCGGTTGCTATAGCGTTCTGCGCCCAAATCTCTGGGTTTCCCACGGGAGACATACGGATCAGGCTGCTACCGACCTCGATGATGATCTCGCGCACACTGGCGTCGATGGCTTCGCTGGTCTGGGCGGCAAACTCAGCCAGGCTCAAGGCGAAACTACCGGATTGGCCGGCGCGGGCCCTACTCACGACCTCACCTGCAGCTCATAGAGAATCGGCGTTCCGGCCGGGTTGATCTCTTTCAGTGGAGGAACGATGGACCAGGTGCGACCCTGGACGATGACTTTATTCAGCAGTTCAGGCGCCCACTCCAACCCCTGCGCGGCGATCTTGAGTTTCTTGTCCCCCTGCTTAATGAGGCTGTTGTTTTGGAATTCCTGACCAGTGAAATCGAGCAGGATGCCCTGGGCGGCCTGATCGGTGATGGTGTCCGGCAAAGCGCTACCAGTGTCTGGATCGTACTCGCCGACAGTTGTCGCACGAATTGTCACGGGCTGGCCGAACTCTGTGATCATATCCAGAGCCATCACGGCCATTTCGTCGTAAAAATTCATGCTTGACCACCTGGAGAAGAAATTGACTAACGACCAGAAGCGACTGCTCCTGACAGATGCGGCCACCGCGCTTCAGGATGCCCAGCAGGGGCGCAGCGATGAGAAGTTAATGTTGAAACTGAAGGCAAGAGACGCCATCGAAAAGGCCCTTGCAGGCACCGTCGCTAAGTCAATTACTTCATGGCTTCAAAATGAAATCGCTCCCCACTGCGAACCATTCAGTGAAGGGCATTTTTACCGAATGGCTGTTCTTGCAGGCGCAGTAGCAAAAGGCAAAGAAGGGCTTATGGAGGTGTACGGCGAGCGGATTTTCCAAGTTGATCTTGGTCTCTAAGCTCTGATGGCAAACAAACCCCGCTTCAGCAGGTAATCCGCGAACTGCGTAGCGCTCGGCCGATCAGGCGCTGCGGGTAAGAGTCGTCCGCTGGTGTTGGAAATCGTCGCGTACTCACGAGTTACAGCACCTTCGACACGCTCTAGCGTAACTGCACCTTTGCGCTTATCGATCGGATCAACGTCATCCTGGTGAATTTCGGCAGCCAAGGCCATTTGTCCGTACTGGATGCGCGCCGGGAGATAGTTGTCCGGCTTTATTTCGCAATCCAACTGAACGCCTCGGCGCGGCCAGGCCAGAGCCTGCTCGCTGCTCATCTTCCGACCTTTCCAGGTCATGCCATCCATCGCCAAGGCGGACCGGCGAAGCAGAGCCTCTTGCGTGGGAACGTCAGCAGGAATGACGACACCGAACTTCACGGCATACAGCGTCAGGTCTTCGGCGCTCGCGTAGCTCTCGGCGTCCGGCTTACCGGTGCCGTCCTCGATGATGAGTGTCATGGAGCAACTCGCAGGTTTGGTTTTGATGATCGACCGAAGTATCAGTCCTTAGACAGTTCAGCGACAGCCTTTTCCAGCGATTCAATCGAGGCATTGGTGCGGTAGGAAACACCCGCGTCGTCGAGCTTGGCCTTGAGGGCTGACGCCTTGTCTTGCTCTGCCTTCGACTGGTGCGCTGCTGCCTTGAGCGCTTCGATCTCACCCCGCAACGCTTCGTTTTCCTGCGCCATGGTGCTGCGCAGTCCATCCAGGTGATCCATGCCTTCGCTGATCCCCTTCAGCACATCGAATAGGCGGATAGCCAGTTCGCCAGCGCCAGGACGTTCCAGCGGCGCCAGGCCCTCGGCAGCATCGATGAGTCCGGCAATACCGCGAAGCTGGGCAGCCAGTTCGTCAGTGTCGACTTGGTCGCCCTGGCCAGCAACAGGAGCCGGCGGCTGCGCCATTTCCCGGATCGTCACCTCGGGGATCTCCTCGGCCTCATCTTCACGACCTTCAATAGCGTTCGCGTCGATGATACGAAGCCCGAACGATTTCGCCAGAGCTTTCACGTCTTCCTGGTATTGATGGAAGGGTCCCGGCAGATACCAGATGTTCTTATTGCTCATGATCTTGTCCTCGCCAAGCCGGGCGCTGGGCCCGGCTCAGCTGTCGGGGTTACTTGGATGCATCACCGATCAGAGCCACACCGGCGGTGTGCTTGATGCTGGTGGCGGTCTTGTCCCAGTTCGTCCCGGTCGCCAGTTCGGCGTCGGTTGGAGACTTGCCGCCGGTGGTTGCGTCCCAGGTGTAGCCCTTCAGGCCCAGGCCGAAGGTGTAGTCGGTCTGGAGCGTGGTTTCGATACGCTCCTTGCCGTTGGTGGTCTGGACGTTGCTGATGATGTCGCGGCCGTCATGGACCAGCGCAGCGCCTTGGACCAGGGACAGGATGATTTCCTTGTTCGGGGTGCCTGCCTGCATCAGCGCTGGGGCATCCGTCACGACGGAGATCTTGCCGAGGATGTCCACCACACGGACGTTGCCCGCCTGAAACAGCTGCTGCTGGTTCGCCAGGTTCTGGCCGACCAACTTGTGGTAGCTAGTGCCCTGCATCACCTGAGTTACCAGGTTCTGGCTTGCGTCGCCGAACTTCGCATGGGCGTTGTTCAAGCCAGCGTAGGTGATGCCAGCGGTAGCCGAAACATCGTTGACCGCGGCGGCTTGGGCGGTGATCGCGGCAACCAGGGCGGCAATCGCAGTGTTCAGCTGGTCCTTCAGCAGGATTTCAGCGAACGCGCGGCTGGCGACTTCGACGCCTTGCGCGGTCGGACGCTCCAGCCAGGTCATCTGCGATGGCTCGTAGCGGATCGGACCGAAGCCACCGGCCACCTTCACCGAAGTGTTCTTCAGCTCGGTCAGGTCGGTGGCCGAGACGGCGGCGTTTGCGCTGTAGCGATCCACACGGCGCTGAGCAGCGGCCAGAGTCTGGAAGAACGATTCTTGGAGGAAGTCGCCAGTGAAGCCGTCCGGGGACAGCACGATTGCGCCGCGGCTGGCGGCGTTGAAAGCAGCCAGATACTGATCCAGCGTCTCGAGAGTCGCTGGCATAATGTATTCGTTGAAAACCTGCATTTGCGACAGGGACATGGGTTATTTCCTTACGATTGTGGGAGATCCGGGAACCGGCTCGCGATTGCTGCCTGTCGTTCCTCTTTGGTGCCGCCGATTTTTCCTTTTGCGGCCCCGCCGCTACCTCCAGCACCGCTGGCCCCGCCACCAGATGCCTTACTACCCGCGATCAACGGCGCGAAGGCCGTGTCATTTGCGAATTCTGCTTTCAGCTCATCCAGCGTTGCCGCCGAGAGCTTGCCCTGCTGGTCGAGGACGACAACGACAGGCTTCCCGTCCCGCTGCTCGACGCTCAACCGGCGCTCGATGTGCGGCAACAGGGCTTTGGCGCTGCCTGGAATTGCCAGGGCAGACGCGATATCGGTTGCGGTACGGCCCACGGTCAGATCCCGGATCTGCCCACTCAACGTTCCACGCTCCTGTTCCAGCATGCCGTTCAGTTCAGCTTCGCGGCGGTTGTATTTCTCAGACCAGGAACGCTCGAGCTCTTCGACGTTGCCGGACTTGCGAGCGGCTTCTTCGCGGTCGAGGCGGGCCTGCTCTTCAGCATCCTTGCGCGCCTTATCGGCGGCCTTCTTCTCGTCCAGCAGTTCCTGAACCTTCGACTTCAGGCCGGATACGTCTTCTGGTTGCGGCAGACCTTCAATACCGAGGACAAACTTTCCGTCCTTCTCGGTGTAGAGCGATTTAACGGAGTCATCGAGACCGTCCAGAGTGTCCAACTGATATTTCAAACCCATTTGCTTGTCTCCCAGAGACGATTCGCAGGCCCTGCCTGCAGATATGAAAAAGCCCCGTCATTGACGAGGCCTGAGTGAATCGCGCGCATAAAAAAGCCCGCGCTGAGCGGGCTTGAATCAATAAAGCCTATTTCGTCTTGATTTGACTCAGCTCATTGCTGAGACGGCTCACGATATAGTCCGGCAACGGAAACCTGAATGCCTTTAGTGGCGTTGACACTACAAGCGAAATCGCGCCTATGTCTCGTTTGCAGTGAACATGCGCCCAAGACGCGATGTTCAGCATCAGATGGTCGCCGTAGCGAAAATGGGCGATCTCGCCAAATCCTAATACCGCTCGCTCCTCGCTTTCCTCGTCCAGGTCATGCCCAAGAAGGAAGGTGCCGTACTTCGACGTCAGATACAGCCACTGACCGTTTACCTCAATCGGTAGACGACCGTAATTTACTATCGAGAATTGGTAGGACCCGGAGACGGAGACCGATAGATTCGGCAAGTCTTCTCGCCGCTGCCTATCTGCTAAATAAACCGCTATAGCCGCTGCCGCCAAAGCGCCCAAGCCAGAGACCCAGTCCCCTGCTGACCCCATCAACTCTTTCAAAG